AAAGGAGGAACGAGACTCCTCTGCCACTTTCAGTTGTAAATTCCTTAATTCGTATTTTAGTAAATCAGTTGGGATTTTTTCCATATTCCGAAAAAGTTATATCATAATATCTGTTCGTGTAAAACTTCGACTATAGACCGCCGCAACGCAACGTGGGTGGTTTCGGCTGTGGTGGGGGTTGCGTACACAAGATATGGTGTAAAGTAATACTGTAAGTACCTAAATGTTGATTAGCTATGGTGATGGTATCACCTGCTGCCTGGTGTAACGGCTACCATAGCTTCCAGGCAGCGTACCAGTCAGGCATAAAAAAAGGGCAGATAACTGCCCTTTTGCCGATCCGTACGGAATATTCTACTAGAGTAAATCTCTAGGAGAAACCTTCGTTCTTAATTTTGCTATGAGATTTCTAGCCCAATCCTTCACAAATTCTGGTGCATTTGGGTTGAAAGCAACCTCCTCAACCTCACTCTCTAATAATTTGTAAAGAGCTTTCCAATTAATATTAGAAGAAGAACTAAACAAATCATCTTGAACATTAGTATTGTTCCTATTGCTAACATTAGTGTTATCTCTCAATCCTAGTTGTTGTTCTAAAACAGCTAATCTGTTTCTTAAGTCGTCGTTATTATTCGGCATTTATAACTCCTTGTTTATTGTTTAGATCTTTTTACTCCCATTTTATTTTATAATCAACAACAATCGAAACTATTTTTTTGTATAACTTTTACTTGACGGAACTTGTCAGCACGGGGTGTTGCAACTCTATTACCTTATACACACGAGAGCCACGATACTTCGCCAATGCGAATGGAACAACTCTGCTGGTACGGGGTGTGGGTTGTGCAACTATTAACTAATATAAAAACACGCATCGCCACGATGGGCGATGCGATGCGAACTGACTAGGCAATTTATCGGTACTAGGCAGTTATTCGGAAATCTGCAACTTCTTCAATCGTTGCTTTTTTATTCTTGCGAACTGTTGCCTCTTCAATAGGCAACGCTTGTATTTGTTTATATTGCGTTGGCACTTTGCATTTATGGTATTCCAACTCGCCAAGTTTTTCTTTAACCAAACTCGTGTCAACCTTAACGGATAACTTTTGCGATACATGAAGTGAGTAATCCTTTCCATGCAATAGGTTTGCGTTCTCGCCAATACCCATGTCAATGATTAAATTACGATTTACTTTTATGAAGTCGTCTAATACTTTCTTCATAGTTAAGGCACGACCATAGGCATCTATAATCGCTTGTTTATTTTTCTTGCTAACACTAGCAGAACTTTGGTGTGCTTTCTCTAGCACTTCTAATATATTAACTGCTTTCGACATTGTTTTATCCTTTCGTCTTTCTGTTAATTATTCCTTTATATACTATCCCACTTTATTTGTCAATAACTTTTTTTCACATGAACTTCGAACAACTCTGCTGGGACTTGTGTACCATACTAACTAACAAAACCAACAACCTTACTCGTTGGTGATGCAATGCAGATCTCACACCAGTAACGACAGTGCTTTTAGGATCAGCATCCCCAGCGGGGACGCTGCAACTAATAATAATAAACCTGAGACAATCAGCCAGTTCATGATGCGCAATGCACCATTTCCTGCATCTGATCCCACTCTGGTCCTGGTTCCAACTCCAGCTTAGCACCGTCCATCCAATCCAAGAACCAGTACTCTAGCCGATGTAGCTCACCATGTTCGTTAACGTATCCACGTAACTCGTCCGACGGGCCTCCCCAGGAGAACTGCCAACGCCAGTATCCTTCTAGTTGGTCGGTGAATGTATGCGGTTCTACGTAATCAAAGCCTAGGGGCTCAAACTCATTATTCTTTAGATCTCTCTGCCTCTGTTGCCATTGTTCATCTATGCGCTCTGCGCAGGTCTTCTCGTAATCTTTCTTTAGTGCTTCAGTCATAATTTTCCTTTCTATGCGCAGGGACGCCAGACGCCTCTCTTATTCTAATCTGGATTGGACAGGAGCTACCTGACTGGGCTCGTCCCCTGATACTTATATAGTCCCATCTTATTAGATAGTCAAGAGCAAAATGCAAATTATTTACCACACAACCTTCCTGGCACGGTGTGCCCCTGACTCCTGTTACTACATTTCCCACCAAAAGCCATTGGTCTACAATGCAGATGGAGATGCAGCTGCTGCCAGGGAAGACTGTCATCCCACAACTATAGTGGCGGATCTTCGGGCTTCTCGGCTAATGGAGAATGGAGAAGGAACTGTTGTACCTGCTGCCAGGCGTCCCCAGCTCTGGAACCAGTGTAACTGACTTTTAACTGCGGTTCGCTGTTAATGGAGAATGAAGAATGGAGAATGGAACTCGGAAAAACACGCAGTAACCTTTGTTCGAGGTGCTGAAGCATAATAAAACTTCGTCCACCATGCAAATAATGGTTGTAAAGCCAGTTTTGTTGAAAGGGTGATAAATTAATTTTATTACTCCGAGTTACTTTCAACTCCACGAAAACACTTACACCTTCCTGGATGCCGTAAACATCTGGTACACCTGGCATGGCCCAAGATTCCAACCTAGTCCAATGGACATCTGGTATATTCTTCTTAACCATTTGCCATAATTTTGACTCTGGTTTCACTTGGCGATCCCAGTAGGATTCGAACCTACGACCCAATCATTAAAAGTGATTTGCTCTACCATCTGAGCTATGGGATCATAGAATGTATAACAAGCAACACAAAACAAATATTGCAATGATTAATGGTTTCAATCCACCTAAAATCAATAAACCAATTATTATATCGTACCTCATGGCTGTAACTTCATAAGGTCTTGCAACTTGTTAAACCATAACAAACGAAACTCAAAATTATCTGCTCTAATCATAGCTTGTTGTAACCAACCGACACGACTCCAAAACAATTGCTCTGTCATAGGAAGTGGATTGTACTCTGTTACTGGAGCATACACACCATCAAAGATATGAGTGTAATCATAATTTTTACCCATCTTGATTTGCTCCCTCACTGCCTTTATCTTGTTCTGTAATATAGGCATCAATCATGTTGGCAATAAAATTAAACTCCTCTTTTGGTGTTTGTCCAGTATTGTCCCAATCAATTTTACCATTTGTTTTACAAATACCAGCAACTGTTTTTAACATTTGTAAAGGGGTCATTGGCCCTTCTCTATAATTATTCATCTTTCATCCTCCTTAACATTAATTATTAACTCCACTTTTTTATCAGACCAACCACCAGTAACAGTTTCAAACCACTGATCTAATAACGGAACTAACTTTTTAAGTTCAATACCATCAATACCGTCAAGACTATCCAGTATACAATTCTTTTTATCTTTACCTTTAGTCCACTTTGTACCGATGTTATTCACTACGTATTTATCTATATGCATAACTTTCTCCTTTTTCTGCTTACACTTTCTCGGCTCTCTAGAGGCGGTGGTGGTAAGCTTACCAAGTTCGTTATATACTCCCAACTAATTAGATAGTCAAGACTTATTTTCTAATTCTTTTATTTCTTCAAACGAAGTTTCAATACTGTATTGTTCTTTCAGTTCCTGTAACTTTTTCTCTACTTCATCTCTAGACATAGAATCAATTGTACCTGTAAGAATCTCTTTCTTGTCTACATACAAACCAGCTATCTGACCACGCCTGGTCTCTGCAGCTACGGCAGCATTATAATTACCAGCAGCTGACGCTGCGTCCCTGATTCTCGCTAATGTAGATAAAGATCGTTCCTGACTGCACTTGTATCTTTCTACTGATGCACGCCTCTCTGCATCAATTGCTTTTGCAACCAATGGATATCTATCTGGGTTTTGTAACTCTGAAGCTCTGACTTTTGCTGAGCCAGCTGCATACCCAGCTTCTATTGCACATTGCGTGCCAGTTTTTAAACCTTCGGAATGGACATACAACAGAATAAACTTACGCTGTTTCTGTGTAATGTTTCTATCAAACAATGCATCTGATAATGCATCTGGTAATTTTACTTCTTCTAATTCACTCATTTCAATAGATGTTTTTTCTAAGATAATATATTTTTATTGTAAAACCTAGCAAAATCGAGTTTTCTTTGTATATTTGTTACTTCTTGTTACCTATAAAATACCTTGTAAGTAACAAAAAAGGTAAGTATTCTGCTGTATGTTACCTTGTTACCTTGTTACTTGGTAGTCTAATAAAATAAAATGTATAACTACTTGGTAGAAAACATCTATAGAGATAGCGATTTAACTAAAAAACTTAGGGTCTTCACGCACTAATCGTAAAGCCTTATCTAATGCTTCTCTACCTTCTGTAACAATCTGCTCCCATTCTTCAGGCGTATAAGTTCTGTTGAATTTTGTATTAAAGAACTCCACATGGAAGTTCGGGCATTTGTTACACTTTTTTACTGTTCTTATTGGGCTTGTTGGCAGTGTTGTGTACATAGCGTTTTATCCTTTGCAACGGAAAAAGCACCACATTCTTGGGCAATTTCTTTTTAAAATAAATGGAGTCCATGATTTGCATATTCTTGATGCGATCGTATTGCCCGAGCCGTGAGGCGAGCAACGTGTCTAACAGGTCTCTTTGTCTTAATATTTCTTCGTGTTT